CACACTACCGGGTAGCCGCGCCACCCAATGCCTTTATACCATGCAGCCGCCCCCGCTGCAATAGGGAAAACCCTAAGTCAATTTGCCTGCTACTGTTTGTGCTGACCCTAAATTGACTTTTTGTGTGTGTGTGTCTATCGGCGCTTCCTCACATTCTGTTATTCCAAGTGATTCCAAGTGATTGATTGAAGTTCAATCAAATTCAATCAATCAAAGCAAAGTGAAGTTCCAGCAAGAAAGTGAAGCGAAGTTCAATCAAGTTCAATCAAAGCGAAGCAAAGTGAAGCGAAGTGATTATGGGACCGACTCGCTTCGCTCGCGAATCTCAAGTGAATTGAATTGAATTGAATTGAAGCTCAAGCGAATCGGAGCGTGCTGACTCACAGTACACAATTTAAGTTAATTTAATTTGTATCTGCGAATCAGTGGTTGTCGGGAGGACGGCCTTCAGCCTTTGCTAGCAGAATCTCATATAGTGGCTAACCTTGTACCAGCTGTACCTCATGTACCTCTTGTACCTATGTACCATGAATGGCCCTCCTGCTATCTCGGCCCTCTCGCGGCCCCTTGCTTGTGCCTGCATTTTCTGCATTCCTATTTGTTACTCATATGATCTTATGATTGTCATTATATCAACCCCCCTATATTAAAGAAATTAAAGAATATATAGGGATAGAAGAAGATAGATAAGAAGACTGAGAGAGATAAGAGAAGTAGGAAAGACCGAGATGAGAATGGAGACAGAAACGCAGAGCGTTTAGAGGGGCATGAAACGACGAGGGAAGGGGGGGGCGGTACATAGGTACAAAGGGTACAAAGGGTACAAGAGGTACATCCATTACATGCTTAGGCAAGCGAATGAATCCTGGCAACGAATGTTGCAACGAGAAGCTTTTTATATCAACTATGAATCAATCAGCGCTAATTTTCATGATGCAAAAACTTCAAGCGTGCAAAGCACAAAACGTGCCAGCGAGAAAAGCGACGAAAAGTGGCAAATGACAAAACACGTCAAGCAATAATCAGTGAAAGTAACAAATTACGTCATGAAATTTCACCTGCTGGAAAACAGGTGACATCTACTCACCAAAACTGCTTGGCACGCGGCTTGCTTAATAACAAGTGCAGCAACTTCGCTGTGACCCAAAATGGAAACTGAAAATGGAAACCGTCGCAAACCTCAATGACCTGCAATCTTTGGCAGCAGCAAGCGCAACGACTGCGCAAGTTTTCACTGCTGACACTGTTACACCAGTAGGCACTCACAAGCTTGTGAAGGGCAGCCGTGCTAGCAAGGGCAAGGAAGTACCTGAAAGCGAGCGCGTGCGCATTGCCTTCGTTCCTGAGGGCCCGCTCTTGATTGATGCTGGAGCTGTGCCTACCAAGTACGCTCAACTGCTGCAAGACACCATCCATGACCTTGCCAAGGCGCGCTTCGTGGCCATGCTCAAGCAGGCTCCGCTGCTGCGAGAAATCCCAATTGCTGCATTCACCATCTCTGCGCTTCTCGAATGGACGAACGCCGAGCGTGAATCTAGCAAGGTCACGAAGCCTGCAATTCTCGAATGGCTCAAGACTTCTGAAACTCTGAAGGCTCTGAGTCTTGCGAAGCAGACGGTGTGGCTTGCAAAGATTCCTCAACTTGCTCTCGGCACTGACCTTGTGCTGGCGGCATTCACGCATCAGCAGGCAGCTAGCATCATCTCTCAACTCAGCGACGCTGACTGTGAACATGCAATTGGTCAGTTCATTCTGGCTCGCTGCAATCTCATTCTCGAAACTGAGGAGCTCGCAGACTCGCTCTAAGCTCCAACACTCCATCAAGCCCGCTCTAAACAGCGGGTTTTTTCTTTCCCACTTTGTAACAAAAGGTAACAAAAAATTCGAGTCGCTTCGCTCCTCGGCTTGCTATCGCAAGCAGCTAGAGTCGCTTCGCTCCCGCTCCGCTCACTGCGTTCGCTTCTATCAATCGTACAAGGGGGAGGTAGAGAACCTTTTTCATACTTTTTACATCCTAATCCTACACGCACCCTCCCAAATTTTTCTAAAATTTTTTCGATCTTCTTGCAGTCCCTGAATTCAACCTAATCTTCTTCCATTTCCACCTGCGATCTGCGATCATCTTTCAAACTCGGAGATGTCCATGCGTGAACAAATCATTGAACTTCTCGGCTGCGGCTTGAGCAACATGGAAGTTGCGACAGCTGTTGGTTGCGATCCTTCGTGGATTTCTCAGTTGCTTGCATTGCCTGAAGTGTTTGAGCAAGTGCAAATCTTGCGAGCAGCACGCACGCGGCAATTCGTGGAGCATGATGCAAAGATTGATCGCGCTGAAGCTGCTGTACTTGATCGTGTAATGCATCTTGCGAACTTCGTCACTAAGCCTGGCGAGGCTGCTAAAGTTTTCAGCATTCTCAATTCTGCAAAGCGTCGAGCAGTTTCCGCTCCACAAGATGCAAGCAATCCATCAACAGTTGTCAACATCAATTTGCCTCAAACGATGGCAGTTGCGATTCAAGTCTCGCAAGACAAGCAAGTCATTGAAGTCAATGGTCGCAGCATGACAACGATGCCAGCAAAAAATGTGGCCGCCGCACTTGAGAGCAAGAAGACTCGCGAGTTGCTTGAATTGCAGATGCCAAAGAAGCTCACACTCGCTGGTCAGTTCTGACCATTGTTTATCTTAAGGAGAATTTGAAATGCTTGTTCGTCGTCCCGCTATTCGCGTTTTTGAAACTGACGTTAACCAAGTTGCTGCAAGCAACACAACCGGTGGTTGGATTTCTGGAACTCCTGCAAACCTTGCGGATGGAGGCACCGCTTTAATTCTTTTTGACTTGGGTCCAGAATGGGATCAATACTGCGTTGCATCTTTGATGATCAGATCGGTAACTGCAACGAGCTTGTCTAACATTACAGCTTCGTCACGGGATGATGCCGTGGCCGCAGTAAATCCCTCCCGTTATCTTCGAGACGATACACTATCAGGAGGTAGCCCATCTATTTTGTTTGCTACTGTTACTTCTGCTAACGCGGGTGGCGCAGTTCGTCTGCGTCCGGCGGGCCGCTATCTTGTTGTGTTCGTTACAAACACTGCAACTGGTGGTGTGCAAGGTGCTTCGGCAAAAGTTGCGCTGTCCCTTTACCCTGCTTAAATTTTGAACGAAATGGTAACTGCCGGAGTTAACCGGCAAGAGCTAATAGATGCAGCAAAAGAGGACTTGAACCTCTTTGCTGCTATCTGCATTCCGGAAATTTTTCGCTTCAACTTTCCACCTATCTTCCTTGCAATTTGGAAACTTCTCACAGACAATGCGCTGTTGGAGGTTGGACAGGAAAAGATCGCAATTGGCCTGCCGCGCGGCTTCGGCAAAACTGTGCTGCTAAAGCTATTTGTTGCCTGGCTCGTGGCTTTCAGCGATCGCAAATTCATCATCGTCGTCTGCAACACTGCAACTCTCGCAGAAAATTTCATTGCTGACGTTGTCGATATTCTCAACTCAGAAAACTTTATTCGCCTGTTTGGCGATTGGAGAATGACAGTTGAGAAAGATACGCAGTCTCTGAAGAAGTTCGCATTTCGCGGCCGGCCTGTTATTCTTGCAGCTCTAGGCGCTGGCAGCAGTCTTCGTGGTTTGAACATTAAGTATGTGCGTCCTGATGTCATGCTGATGGACGACATGCAATCTCGCGAAGAGGCAGAATCGCAAGTTGAGTCAATCAAAGTATTGACTTGGATGCTGTCAACGCTGCTCAAAGCAAACAATAAGACTCGCTGCCTGTTCACATTTGTTGGGAACATGTATCCCTACGATGGGACAATTCTCAAGAAACTTAAGCACAACCCTGCTTGGTTTAGCTTCATCACTGGCGCAATTCTTGCTGATGGTGAAAGCATCTGGCCGGAGCTGCGAACTGTTGACGATATTCTTCTCGAACTTGAGAATGACCTATCAATGGGATTTCCTGAGATTTTCTATTCGGAGGTCATGAATGACGAAGAAGCAGGTACGAAGTCTGGGGTCGACATTTCAAAAATCAATTACTTCGACACGACCGAAGAGCTACATCCCGAAGGAGGATTCATCCTCATTGATCCTTCCGCAGGAAAGAAAAAGAGTGATGATCTTGCAATCGGTGGATTTTACACGTTTAGCGGTAAGCCTGTCCTCTGGGAACTTTCTGTAGACAAATACAACCCAGGACAGACAATCAGCGAAACTTTGATGATGTGCATGCGGATGGGAGTTTCCTCCGTGATCATCGAAGGTGTTGCTTATCAGTCGACGCTCAAGTACTGGTTTGACTTGTTGATGCTTCAACGTGGCATCAAAGGCATCACTATCTATGAAATCTATCCGGGAGCAGGGTCTAAGAATTCTCGAATCATCACAATGCTAAAGCAGCTTGTAGCGAGTGGAAAAGATTTGCAAGTTCACCCAAATCACAAATCTAAAGTGCTACACCAGATCGTGCACTTTAACCCCTTGAAAACTAACAACGTCGATGACATACTCGATGTACTGGCTTACGCCTACCCCGCATTGACACAATTCGGGTCAGCCCTGCTACTACCTTTTGAAGCGAAAGCTCATTTGGTAGAGGCTTCAACCGCAGAAACCATGGACCTGGCATTCTAACATGGCAACACAAAATCCCACTAGCGCTGGAAATCAACAGCCGCGCATAAGCGTTGAAACGCAAGAAAAGATTGTTGACTACGTGAAGCGATGCTCTGATATCGTTCGCACGCAATTCAACATGCGTTTCCGTATGCAATACATTGATCAAATCTACCAGCGTGAACTGAACTTCAGCACGCAGCAGATGCGATACAAGAATGCAAACTTGGGTGGCGACATTTCCAAGTTGCAAGACATTACGATTCCAGTTGTCATGCCGCAAGTTGAGACTGCGCTCGACACGCTTCGTGACATTTTTCTCAGCAGCTACCCAATCTTTCCAGTGGTCGCAAAACCGCAAATGGAAGCTGCAGCGCTGCAAATGGAAACAACAATCGGCGAGCAATCTCGTCGTTTCGGCTGGTCTGCAGAGTTGCTGAATGCGATGCGCGACGGCCTGAAATACAACCTCATGGCAGTGGAAGTTGATTGGAGTAAGATCCAAACTTACGCTATCACCAATGATGCGAGCGTCTCCATTAAGCAAGGTTCTAGCGTTCAAACTGTTTACGAAGGCAACTCGCTTCGTCGTTTGGACATATACAACATTATTCTCGATCGTCGAGTTGCGCCATATGAGCAGCACACGAAAGCAGAGTATGTTGGATATACTGAGATCATTTCAGCGGTTGAACTCAAGCGTCGCTTTGCTGAACTCGATCCCACCCTGACTTTCAATTACAAAGAAGCGATCAATAGTGGCGGTGCTTCTTTCACCCATGCAATCAATGGTTCGAATTATTTCGTTCCGCAAGTCAATCCGCAAGCCCTGCTAGATGTAACAGTTCCTGGTGCAGAAGACTGGGATGCATGGGCTGGCATGCAGCAACCCAACGCACCACTTAAGTATGCAAATGCTTATGAGTGGACTTGCTTGTATGCTCGCATCATTCCATCAATTTTTGGTATGGGCGGCTCTGCAGTCAATACTCCGCAAATTTACAAGCTACTCGTGATCAACCGAAAGGTTTGTGTATTTGCTCAGCGCATGACGAATGCACACAATTATTTACCGATTGTTGTTGCACAAGCTACTGAAGCTGGACTCGGTTGGCAAGATAAGTCGCTTGCAGACAATGCAGCACCTTTCCAGTTTGCGGCCACCGCAGTCTTCAAAAGTGCCATGGAGTCTCAGCGTCGCAAAGTTTACGACAGAATTTTCTATGATGCATCTCGCATCAATAAAGCAGACATTGACAATGCCAGCAGTGTTGCTCGAATTCCTGTCAAGACAGAAGCCTACCAACAGCCAATCACAAATGCCTTCGCAGTTGTGCCGTATCGCGATGATGGTGTCACTAACATGTTTAATGTTGTGACAATGCTCACCGATCAAGCAGATATTGCCAATGGCCAAAATCGCGTGCAGCGAGGCCAATTCCAAAAGGGAAATAAGACGCGAGAAGAATTCCAGCAAACAATGAACAACAGTGACAGCCGCCCTCGCATGGTTGCTATCACTCTTGAAGCTCGATTCTTCACTCCGATCAAAGAGATCATTAAAACAAATACTCTACAGTTCCAGCCTCCTACTTCCATTTACAACCAAAAGACACAAGCAGAAGTCAAGATTGATCCAGTCAAGCTTCGTTCAATTTCAGTCGAATTCAAACTTGCTGATGGCCTCATGCCATCCAACCAATTGATGAGCGTGGATTCTTTCCAAGCGCTATTCAATGCGGCAGGACAAAACCCTACGATTTCGCAACAATACGATATCACGGGTGCGTTCTTCTACTTCTTGAAACTTCAAGGTGCTTCTTGGATTGACGAGTTCAAGATTCAACAACCCACACCTCAAAATGCAACGACTCCACCTAACCCCGCAGCAGCAGGAAGTCTTCCAGGAACTCCTCAGTAATTTCGGGCATCAGCTGCTCGCAATTTCTTTTGAAGAACCTGAGAAGGATCAGCAGATGATTCGCTATCATGCAAACACAAAAGGCCGTGTTGACATGTTGACGTTCATCTTGAATGACAACTGGGCTGATCCAGAAGCAACCGAACAACCCGCGAACAACCAAACTTTCGGAGAATAAAGCATGGCCGGCATCTTTCAATCTGTTGCAGATATCTTCCGCCCCACGACGCAAGTCACGATGGCACCGCCGCCGCATCAGCCAATGAGCCAACCGAATCCCGGTGCAAACCCAGATGCTGTTCCGCCCCCTGGGAGCGCCCAGAATCAACCTGGCGAGCCCGCTAATCCGCTCGACAACTTCTCCAAGATTTGGGAGACTCCTACTCCAGAAGCCAATACAGATCCGT